ATGGCGAAATCCATCATTGTTGATCGCGTGAAGGTCATCGCAGAGATGGCACGGCAAGACCTGACCGGTGAAGAACTGGCTCAGAAAGCCGGTGTAGGCCGCAGCGCAGTTATCAAAATGCGCAAAGGTCAACCGGTCTGGCGTACTACCGCAGGCCATGTTGCTACCGCCCTGGGCGTACCGCTGGAATATTTGAAGGAGGTGGAATAATGTATCGTTTATTCAAACGGTTGCGCGTCCGCTTCGTCGAGCTGGACTTGAAACAATCGGAGGTAGCAAAGGCCGCAGGGATGGCTCCCAGCACGCTTTGTTCCCGGATGCAAGGGAAACAACCCTTTACCGCGTGGGAGATTCAGCGCGTGGCTGAGGTGCTAGGCATCCCCCGGGAGCAGTACGGCGACTTTTTCTTTGAACCGTCGCCCAAGACGAAAGCCGGGTGATCTGCTATCCAGTACCTGACGGACAAGACCAAGACCCCCCAGCACGCCCCCTTCCCGTTCTTCCTGCTGGAATGTGAGGGCTTGAGCTGGACGGCAGAAATCATCTATTCTTTGCTGCTATATCGGGCGCAGCTATCCAAGAAAAACCGCTGGATTGACAGCGAGGGAAGAATCTACATACAGTTCTCAAATGCCAGCCTTGCAAAAGCCCTTCACAAGTGCGAAGCGTCTGTTAGAAACGCCTTGCGAGAACTGGAAAAGGCTGGATTGATTGAAAAACGGTCAAACGCTGGTTCTGCAAATACCATCTATTTGAAACTGCCAGATTCTTCTGAAAGTCAACCTAAACCCCGTCCAAAAACGGACACTCAGCCGTGTCAGAAAACTAGCACCCTACCCCACCAGAAAGCTAACACACCCCCTGTTAGAAATATGACACCCCCCTGTCAGGAAACTAACACGGGGGGTGCTAGAAAACTGACACCAAGATATAAAGAATTAGATAACAGAACAGTTAATTCTAAGAGAGAGAAAGCACTCGCGCGTCAGAGCTATGGCAGTTATGGCAATGTTTTTCTGACCGATGCAGAGTATCAGAAGTTGAGCGTAGATATTCCATATCTGGACAACCTGATAGAACAGTTGTCCGCTTACATGGAGAGCACCGGGAAGAAGTACAAGAGCCATGCGGCTACCCTGCGCGTGTGGGCTGCACGAGATCGAAACCAGCAGAAGCCCCGCAGCAGCGGGATGCCTGATTACTCATTCAAGGAAGGGGAGAGCCTTTGAACCACACCATGAACGCCCTTTCTGCACTCTTGCAGCGCAATGAGGGAGAAGCCAAAACGGACGACTACACCGGGGAAGATGGCCTGCTGCATTGTGGCAAGTGCCATGCGCCCAGGCAGATGCATGCCCCGGATTACATCCGCAAGACCACGGGAGAAGCCGTTGTGTGGATACCGTGCGACTGTGAAGCGAACGAGCGCGCCACCTTGCGGCAGCAGCGCGAACAGGAACGGCGCGAGCAACAGCTCCGCACACTCAAAGTAAACGGCTTTTCGGATGTTTCAATGGAGAGCTGGAATTTTCGGAACGACAATGGACGGAACCCGCAGATGGGATATGCCCGGAACTACGTCACACAGTGGCGGGACTTTGAGCGTGAAAACATCGGCTTGCTGTTGTGGGGCAAGGTGGGAACCGGCAAGAGTTTTTTTGCGGGCTGCATCGCAAATGCGCTGATGGAGCAGGGCACAGCCGTTTGCATGACCAATTTCAGCCGGATTGTGAACGACTTGAACGGGCGCGGAAACAACCGGAACGATGTGATAGATCGCCTGTGCAGCTATCCGCTTCTTATCATCGACGACTTCGGCATCGAGCGAGAGACGGACTACACGTTAGAACAGATTTACAACATCGTAGACAGCCGATACCGCAATCAGCGCCCACTCATCGTCACAACAAACCTTGCACTGGGCGAGCTGAAAGATCCGCAGGACGTTGCCCACGCCCGCATTTATGACCGCCTGTTGGAAATGTGCGTCCCTATCTGTTTTACCGGAGAGAACTTCCGGCGGCAGGCAGCAGCGCAGAAAATGGCGAAAATGCAAGCACTGATGAAAGGTGCAGCACAATGAAACAGCGTATTTGTCCGCTGGACGGGAAGCCTTGTGAAAAGAGCTGCCCCGACCGATACCCGAATGACCCGCGCGGCGGGTGCATCCTTGTTGCTATGCATGATGTGAGCGAAGATCACAACGCCAAACGTGAGGGGGTGATTTTGTGAACGAGAACACCGACCGCGCCAAAGGCCTGACCCGCTGACTACATCGAACCCGGCCTAAACCGGCCGTGTTTATAAATTTTGTTTCGCCCAAAAGTGGGCGAAGAAAGGACGAAACCATGAACGAAATGAAGCATTTTTTCAACACCACCAGCGTTGACACCATCGGCGAGTGCCTGAACGGCGAGAAGCTGCTGAATGCATCCCGCAATGAGAAGGGCAACACCCTGTTGACCTTTGAAAGTGCCTACGAGGGCTACTCCGACCTGCTGACCATTACCCCGGACGGCTCTGTGATCGGCACGTTCATCTGTGACGAAGAACAGCAGCCCCAGACCGTCAACGATACCCAGTGCGCTGCCAATGAGATCGTTAAGATGGACGATCTTATCCGCTATGAGAACAGTGCAGAGTTTCACCGTGCATACGCCGACTTCTTGGACGCAGCGGAACTGCTGGCAGTTGATGGGCAGGCGGTGGTTACTCTGGCAGAGCTGGCACGGAAGTGTGCAGACGCGGCGCAGCTGAATGCCTATCGTTTGGCTACGCGTTACCCTGTGATGGTGCGTGCAGCACTGGGACTGCCCGACATCAACTATACGCCCGGCTTTAACCCGGACGTTGATCTTGACACCGATTCTATTTCTTCGATGCTGCCCAACTACTTCGGCCTGCTGAAGCCACTGCATGAAGAAGATGGGTGCGACCCTAGCGAGGGCGTTGTTCTGCTGTTCCATGACAAGCCTAACGCCAAAGAACCCAGCGCAGAGCTGAAGATTGTTCCGATGGTGAACGCTGAAGGCGTGCCGGTTCTGTCTGTCAGGGTGAGCGACCTGCCCCAGCAGTAAGCCCAAGACCGCCGACAAACAGAAAGCCGCCTTTCCCTGCGCCAACAGGGACGGGCGGCAAATGGCGGGACAACGCATTGCAGTAATGTTTCCCGCCCTCATTTTAGCAGAAAGAAGAGGGATTTTCAATGTTTGGTTACACCGCTTATCAATTTTCTTGTGTCGCCCCTGTGGCGCTGATGTTCTTCGTGGGTGCCGCTGTGATGTGGTTCAGCGGCATCCGGTAAGGGGGTGTGCAACATGACGAGAGAAGAATCTTTAGAAGCCCTGTGCGTGGCTTTTGAGAAGCTGGACGAGGACGAACAGCGGCTTATTGAGCAGATGAAGCGTGCCCATACTTTTGGTCTGGACGTCCGTTTTGACGAGCACACTTTCACTTTCTTTATCGCAGATGCAGCGACCAACACCGTTGTTGCCCCGCCGCCGATGAATATTCCCACCGTGGAAGCATGGCTGGACGACTACGAGAAAGAAGAAGCCGAAGAATGACATTGTAAGGTGATATTCTTGCGGTTAAGTCCGTTTTATGGTACAATAGCAGCGTGATACGAACGCTCTTTTAGACCATTACAATGCGTAAAATTTAACGGTGGTGCGTGGAGTACGGAGCACCACCCCCACCCCTGAGAGCGTGTGACGGCCCAGCAAGCCGCTGTGCGCTCTTTTTATTTGCCGGAGGTCATTCTATACCATGACGAAGAAGAAGCTCAAGAAGTGCCCTGTCTGTGGGGCTGTGATGTACCAGTTTGCACCGGGAATCCGCTGTCTTGACTGCGAGATGAAGCAAGCCCAAGACGAAAAGGAACGGGCCCGCGTCCGTACTCTGGCATGGGCCGCATACCATGCGGAACACGGTGAACCGCTGTCACTGGGCGAAGCTGCCGCAATGGCTGATGCTATGGGTATGAGCTACGGTGCATACAGTCTACAGTTGTCCCAGCAAAAACGCAATGTGGCAATAAAATGACATTTCATAGTATTATATTTGCATTTTACAACGCAATGTGGTATACTGAGCATAGTAGGCGGCTTATAGCGCCGTCCGGCTCCTGACTGCTCTTTGCTGCACGGTCTGGCTGTGGGTGTGCCATGACCCACGATCAGAGCGCCCAGCATTGCAGGAGCGGACATACCCCTTGCACCGGGCTTTTCCTTTCTCCGGTGCACCATGCGCGGCATAAGGTTTGCCGCCTGCTGCTTTTTACGTCTACTCATACGGAAAATGAGGTGCTATCAATGGAAAATCCCAACCCTACCCCCAGCACCGCCCAGCAGGCCGAAAATAACGGCTCTGAGCGGACTTTTACCCAAGACGAAGTAAACACCATCGTTGCAGATCGGCTTGCCCGTGAGCGCTCCAAGAGTGCCGAGCGCGTGGGCGACCTTGACGCACGAGAAAAAGACTTGAAAGCCCGCGAGGAAGCGTTGGAAGCCAAAAGCCAGCGTTTCAGCCAGTGGGAAGCCCGGGAAGCCTGCAAGCAGTATCTGACTGATAACCATATCAGCGCGGCACTGCTGGATAAGCTGGACACCAGCGACCCGGAAGCGTTCAAGACCGCTGTAAAGGCGGTGCAGAGCGTCACCGGCAACGGGTACAGCGTCACTAAGACGACCACCGGCGCAAAGGTGGACACCCCGCCGATGTGGCTTTCTCAGGGCAAAGATAAAGACGCTGAGTTGAAGCGGGCTTTCGGTCTGAACAACTGAAAGAGGATCTATAAATGGCTATTGAGTTAGCAACCCAGTTCCAGGCATATACAGACGAACAGTTTTACTCCGAGAGCAAAACCAGCCTTGTGACGAACAAGGATTTCAGCTTTGACGGCGCAAAGACCATCAAGCTGTATAAGATGCAGTCCACCGAGATGGAGGACTTCAACCGCAACGGCCCCATTCTCGACGGAAACAAGAGCCAGTACGGCACTATTTCCACCTTGCAGGGGACTATGGAAACCTTCACCATCAGCAAAGACCGTTCGTTCACTTTTGAAGTGGACAAAATGGACACGGACGAAACCAAGATGCAGGTCGCAGCCGCCAGCGCTCTGGCACGTCAGCAGCGCGAGAAGGTTTTCCCCGAAATCGACTCCTACGTTTACGGCGTGATGGCCGCAAAGGCTGGTATCCTGCCCGACGCAAAGGCGTTGACTGCTGACAACATCTATACCGAAATCATCACGGCAAACGCCCAGATGGATGATGCAGAAGTGCCTGCATCTGAGCGCGTTCTGATTCTGACCCCGACCACCTACACGCTCCTGAAGCAGTCTAAGGCCACCTTCGACAATTCGGACATCGGCGCAGAGCTGCGCAAGCGTGGCGTTATCGCTCAGCTTGACGGCCTGAACGTGGTGAAAATCGCGTCCAACCGCCTGCCCGCGAAGTTTGGCTTCATGATCGCGCATCCTGTCGCAACGGTGGCCCCGGTCAAGCTGGCAGAGTATAAGATTCACCTTGACCCGCCTTTCCTGTCCGGCAGTCTGGTGGAAGGCCGAATTTACTACGACGCGTTCGTTCTGGAAAACAAAGCAAAGGGCATCTATTATCAGGCTGTTGTCTGATATGGCATCATCTGGGCGCATGGGGCTGACCTGTGCGCCCTTTTTATATCGAGGTGAGTATCTTTGAAGGTCAAACTTTCGACCCCGGCAGAAGTGCGCCGCACTCTGTCCAAAATCGCAAATATGCTCCTGAATAACCAAATCGACCCCCAAAGAGCCACGGCCATAACGAATTGCTGCAACGCTGTCCTGTCCTGCATCCGGCTGGATGAGCAGCAAAAGCGCATTGATGAGCTGGAAAAGCTGCTGCAAGAGGTGGGCATAGATGAACCAACTTGACCGGCTGGAAAAGCGCATCCGGGCGCTGCAAGCCCGGAAAGCGGCCAGAGCTGCCACGTTTGAGCGCGTACAGGGGATAGACCCCACCGAGCACGAAGCGGCTGTATACCATGCTATCCACGCGGATATAGAAGCCGATGCACACACCTACTACAATCTTCCCGGTGGGCGCGGCTCCTGCAAATCGTCCTTTGTATCGTTGGAGATCGTGGACGGCATCCAGAAAGACCCCACCGGCACCGGCTCTGCTGTGGTGTTCCGGCGGTGGGGCAGTACCTTGAGGGAATCCGTGTTTGCACAAATCCAATGGGCTATTGACGCGCTGGGTGTGGCTGACCTGTGGAGCTGCACGGTATCGCCCATGCGCTGCACCTACCTTCCTACAGGCGCACAGATCATCTTTCGAGGGCTGGACGATAACAGCAAGATCAAGTCTATCAAGCCTGCAAAGGGCTTTTTCCGCTGGGTGTGGTTCGAGGAATTCTCCGAGCTGCCCGGAGAAAACTTTGTCCGCAGCGTGATGCAGTCTGTAGGCCGCGGCGGCAAGCCTGTGGTGTTCCGCAGCTTTAACCCGCCCGTGTCCCTGAACAACTGGGCAAATAAGTTCATCCAGCAGCCCAACGAAGAAGCATTGACCCTGCACACGGATTACACCCAGGTGCCGCCTGAATGGCTGGGAGAGGTGTTTCTGAACGAAGCGCAGCGCATCCAGAGCCTAAACCCGAAGGTGTACGAGCATGAGTATCTGGGCATCCCTACAGGCAGCGGCGGCGAAGTGTTCACCACGCTGGAAGTGCGCGAGATCACGGACGAAGAGCTTGCAATGCAGTGTTACCGCTATGTGGGCGTAGATTTTGGCTTTGCGTCCGACCCTGCCGCCGTTGTGGCGCTGTACTACGACCGTAGCACAGAAACCATCTATTTTGCCGATGAGATTTACAAGCGCGGCCTGTCAAATGAAGCCCTTGCCGCCGAGATCAGGGCGCACAGCCTTGACCATGTGGGCGAAACCAGAAAGAACCCCATAACAGGCGCAGAAACGGCCCCGGAACAGGTTTTGGTGAGTATTTTGAACGTTCATCTTCTTCCGCTGCTTCAACAGCCATCTTGCCAATGACCTTTGTAGCCTTTTTCAACCATTTGAAAATTCCCATTGTAAACTCCCTATAAAAAAGAAAATGGAAAACAAAAAGCAGGGCTTGCGCTCAGCAAACCCCGCTCTTACAAGTGAATGATATTCTACGCCACATGGCACCCCGTCATTCCCGGAGGATAAACATAGAACGAGGATTAACTTTTGTTTTCTTTTTCAAACTGAGCTTTGAGCAGTTCGTACATATTGACCATTGGAAGCTCGATTTTTCCATGATTAAGAACCATAGAGGACATAACCTCCATTTTTGAACGGGCAATGCCATACACCGCTGCAGAGCCGTTGAACCACAATTTTGTTTCAAAATCTTCGTCAGGTACGCTCTTATCAATCATAAACTTGCCGTGTATAACCATGTGATACTTGCAGGAAGCTTCTGAGCCATCCTGCAATGAATAAACGCCGTCAAGAATGAGCCTGACATAAGCAGCCTTCTTAGAAGGATCATCAATTGGAACTTGCTCACTGATAGAAACGGAGAGCTGATGCGTTAATTCACACTGCGACACAGCATCAATGATATTATTATCAAAAGAGCATTCCGTAAGAAAGCTTCCAAGATACTGAATGTCAGCTTCAAACTGCTTTGCATCCATTGTGTGCACCTCCGGTTGGCTTTTTAGGTGTTTCAGGGAACCGAATCAACCTTGACGAAGAAAAGTCAGGCGTTTTAAAAGCTGTGTTGTTTGCAGCATCAGACTTCACATTTTCAGGTTCGGTGGACATGATTCTTTCATCGGGCTTCAAAGGGCACTGTACCGACAGCCCCAAAGCATCGGCAATGTCAATCAAAGTGTTGATGGTATAATTGCATTCTCCGCTCTCCCAGCGGGAAACAAGGCTCTGCTTTACCCCCATCTTTTCAGCAAGGTCTTTTTGTGTCCAGCCTTTCTCCATGCGGGTATCGTGAATCATCTGCTGGATTTGAATATTTATTGCGGCTTTTGCCATCTCAGCAGCGGACATGTTTTGGGTAATGGCTTTGATTAAATCAGATAAAGTTGCTCTGCAAGACATAATCAGTCCCCCTTTTTAAGTTCATTAAAGCGCTGCTTTGCAATAGGAGTATATTTGGGATAAGCGGTGTTTTGATGCCCTGCGCGCTCATGAAAAGCGGTTAGAAGGTAAACCATTTCATTCTGATAGACAAATAGAACACGTATGTTTGAACCCGGAAGTAAAAAGCGCATGGAACACAAAGGAGATTGTCCGACAAGATATTCCATGTTTGATTTTTTCTTGCGAATACAAACATCTCCATAATCCCGGAGTTTTGCAAGATTATCAGAGAGTCTTGACATGAACTGTTGCTCAATTCCGCCTCTTCTCAAAAGGAGAACAAGTTCTGGTATAAAAAGCTGGTGAATAGAAAGCATGCTGCCATATCTTTCAAAAAGATCTTCTAGCAGCATTTGAAACAATACGTCGTTCAGATTGACCACATCCTGTCTGCGGCTATACTATTATATCACTTATAAGTGATATTTACAACACTTTTATACATTTTTACACTATTATTATAGTAGGATGTCTGCGCTTTAAGGTTTCTTTTCTTCTTTTTCCTGCCCAAGCAGGAGCAGCTCTGCATATTCTCTCAGCTTCCGTATACTTTCGGCATTCAAGCCCTCCATCAGGCGGTCAACGTCTGACTGGGGGGCTTTTTCTTTTTGCTCAGGGGCAGCCGGGGCTGGTACAGGGGAAGGATCATCGGTTTCACCGTTGAGGTATGCTGCGCTGGTGTTCAACTCTGCAGCCCACACCTCAAGGATTTCGGGCCTCACCTTTTTGGTGCGCTTGAGGTTGCTGCCAGCTTTTGACGGCAGGCCAACAAGATCATAGAGGTGTGACTGCATCTTCCCCTGCTTCTTGCACAGGTCGTAAAACCTATCATACTGGAATGTTCCATAATCGTCACTTATCTGCATGTCACTGTCTGTTGCAGAAGGATCATCCGTCTTTCCAAGAAGGTAGTCAACAGACGTTCCAAGCGCTGTTGCAAGTGCAGGGAGGTACTTCACAGGGACATCTGCATCGCGGCTTGTTGCGTTTGCCAGATATCCTGAGCTTTTTCCGATAGCTTGGCTGAGGAATGAAATGGATACTCCATTCTTGTCGGCAAGATCGCGAATCCTCGAAATGTTCCCCATAAATAGCACCTCGCAATAAAAATTTAATGAAGAATAAAAAAATACGAAAAAATAATAGAAAACTATTTACAAAATAATTGTATAGTAGTATAATTGCAAATGTAAAGAGCAGATATCCTACATAAATAATACTACCATATCAGTAAAAAATCAACAAGCGAGGTACAAAACGATGAAAGACTTCAACCTGAAAATCTCCGAGATCAAGAAGGCAGAGCGGTTCGCAGCAAAGGAATCTGGCAAGACCTGCTTCATTGCAGCTATGAGCTATTCCGGCGCTGATGTGTTCGGTTGGCAGGATGTGCTCTGCGAGATGGACAGCGCCGAGAGCGGCGAGTATGTCAGTACCGTTCACCTTTGCGTTTACATGAACGACCGCCGCCGGTCTTATGTGGCCCGCGTAATGCCCACTGTTTGATGATGAAAGGATGGCTGAACATGAACGCACTTTCTATCAACATCCCTGACAACTTTGTTGCAGACTGCAATAACACCTTAGCGCGGTACTACGCCGCCCAGACCGATACCGAGCGCCGGGCGGTCCTTGACCGTCAGACTGTTGAAGGCCTGTGGTGGGCAATCAAGTTCGTCAGCAAGCTCTGCACCCCCTTCATGAGCGACAGAGAGCTGAAGCACGCAATCCGTCTCACTCACTTCCGTGGCTCTGTATGCCCGGAGTTTAAGGCTTGAAAGGGAAATCTATTGACCCGCCTGATGATGGCTGCCCGGCAGCAGCCGAAACCATTCCGGTGACGTTACTGGGATGGTCGCGGGAGCCACCGCACAACACAATAATTTTTGGAGGTACGAAATATGTCTGCAAATGTTGAAACGATGTTCTATGTCCGCGAGAAGCCTTGGCACGGTCTGGGAACGATGGTGCAGGAAGCGCCCACCAGCGCTGATGCCCTGCGTCTGGCCGGTCTGGACTGGACGGTTGAGGCCCGCGATATGTGGCTGAACGGCGGTTATGAGCCGATTCCCGGCTACAAGGCGAATGTGCGCAGCTCTGACAACAAGGTGCTGGGCGTTGTCAGCGACAAGTACCGCATTGTGCAGAACGCTGATGCATTTGCCTTCACGGATGCCCTGATTGGTGGCGATGTCCACTACGAGACAGCGGGCAGCCTGCTTGACGGCAAGAAGATCTGGCTGCTGGCAAAGCTGCCCGATTCCGAAATCTGCGGAGATAAGACAGAGCCTTATGTCTGCTTCTCCAACACACATGACGGCTCCGGCGCTGTCCGCGTCTGCATGACCCCTGTTCGGGTGGTCTGCAATAACACCCTGAACCTCGCCCTGAACACGGCACAGCGGGCGTGGAGCGTGCGCCATGTGGGCGATATCAGCACCAAGCTGGTGGAAGCGCAGCAGTGCCTTGAGATGGCCGGAAAGTACATGGACGCTCTGGCTGAGCGGGCAGATCAGATGGCAAACACCACCGTATCTGACGAGCGCCTGCGGAAGATCCTTGACGAGCTGTTCCCTGAAGCGGATGACATGAGCAACATCCAGAAGCGCCATGTGCAGGAGATGAAGGACGGCTACATGGTCTGTGTGATGGCCCCCGACCTTGCAAAGTTCCGCAATACCGCATGGGGCGCGGTGAACGCCATGAGCGATTTTGTTACCCACAGCGCTCCTCACCGTAACACGAAAAACTATCAGGCCAACAACTGGAACAACGTCATGGGCGGTCACTGGCTGATCGATGCAATGACAAAGGCTGTTGCCCGGTAAATCAAAAGGCTGTGCTATCTGGCCTTACGGGCGCTTTTATGAACACACAAAAGTATTACGCATGGTATACCGTTTGGGACAGAAAAACGGGGCGGCTGCTATGCAGTGGTCGCCCGGCAGACTGTACAAAAGCCCTCGGCTTTGCAAGCAAAAAATCATTCTGGGCCAGCATCAGGCACAGCCAAAAGCGCGGGCACCAGCGGAAATACGAAGTTCTGCGCGAGGAAATCAGAAAATCGGAGGTTGATTGAAAATGACAAGACGTGATGAAATTGACGCAGAAATCAGGAATCAGGCCGTGCGCCTGTATTCGCGCTGCACCGCCCTGTTTGAGCTGCCGACAATGGTTTACTGGCAAATCATGCAGGATAACACCCTTCGGCACAAGCCGTACAGGGTCAGTGAGGAACACTGCAAGAAGATCATCCTTGCAATGCCGGAGTTTGATTAAGGAGTGAAAACTATGAATGAAAAAGAACACCAGAGAGCTGCCGATGTAGAAGAAGCCCGTGCAAAGCTTCTTGAATGCTTTCCCGGCAGTTTCATCCGTGATTCTGACGATGTAGGGTACGAGTTTATTGCTCACCCGCGCACAAACCAGTCTTTCATCTTAGAGGATTGTCATTACGTTGAAGATATCGAAGCAAAGGTGTTGGAATGGCTTTCACGGGCAGCATTCAAAACCGCACCGTATTCGCAGGAGTGGCGAAACCGGCGCTTCCACGAATTTATGCTTTCGGGGGTCAATGCTTTTCTTGACACCGATTTCTCGGAAGAAGATATGGATCTGATCTATACCTATATGGGCAACGAAATAAGACACGGTCTCACCATGGCCTTTATCGACCACGACATGAGCATGAAGTGGCTGAGAGAGCATATCCCAACTGAAAGGACATCATGCACTACTCTTGAAGATGCTGAAGACGCTTTGGTTATCACCGCAACACCCACGAAAGAATGACCATCCGGCACCGGCTGAAAGGCTGGTGCTTAATTTTTTACTCCCTATGAATAAAAATATACTGAAATAATATAAAAAACTATTTACAAAATAATTTAAAAGTAGTATAATAACTAATGTAGAGAGCACCACCAAACAAACAGGAGGACAAAAACATTGCAGGATTAACTCAAAAAAAGCGCTATAAGGTGTACGTCTACAACATGGCTGATAGGTTCTGGGACTGCTACGAGGTCAACGCCATCGACCCGGTGGATGCCCGGAACGTGGCAGTGCAGCGGTTGATCGACGAGACCGGGCACGGTCTAGACATCTACGAGCTGGCCGATGTGTGCGAAGTCAAAGAGTAAGGGAGGGCTGAACGATGGACATTTACGAGAACGCAGCTCGGGGCAGGCGCATCCGGGAAGTAGCTGATGCGGACAGCGTTAGTTATGTTGTACCCACAAGAGGTTACAACTGGTTCCGCTGGAAGGGATGCCGCCGGTCTGGCCAGTGGATTCACGGCGCGGAAGCCGAGACGCATTGCGATGCACTGCAAGTCTACTACAATGGCGCATGGCACCCGGTCGTTGCTTTTTCTCACGGTTATATTGGCCTGGCGGCTGACTACACCGTGGCTGGCGTGAAGATGTTTAAGGAGAAGGAAACGCTGAAGCCTTGCCCTTTCTGCGGGCAGGAGCATACGACCATCACTGAATCTAATACTGAGGGCATTCGGATTAGATGTCCGAAATGCAATATCACATTTACCCGCGATTTTTATGAACATCGCGGGGAATTGGGCAGGCAACGAACTATTGAAGCGTGGAATACTCGCCCTGAATAACCCCACCTGATGATGACCTCCGGCAATGGTCGAAACCATTTTCGTCACGCCACGAAAATGGTCGTGGGAGCCACCCACAGAAAGGAGAACCGATATCGTGACCAAATATTACACCACTCAGGAGACCGCCAAAGCGCTTGGCGTTTGCTATTCGCGGGTCTTACAGCTTCGGAAGCAGGGTCTTCTGGATGCCTACTCTCACGGCGAGAAGGGCAGCAAGAGCAAGTTTTACTTCCGCGTTGAGGACGTTGAGCGCTACAAGCAGAGCCGGGACAACCCGGAGCAGCCGCCTTTGAGAAAGGTCAGCACAAGGGAGACCGACTGATGAACGGGCGCAACAAATACTGGCGGGAAGCCCGCTGGGACAAGAACCAGCCTGAACGGCTGGCACACATCAAAGAAAAGAGGTCAAAAAAGCATGATGAAGGTCGTACAGGGAACGTTTCAGCAGATTCCGTATTGGAAGCTGCGGGGCCGGTTTCACAGCTGCGGGTTCCGGGATCAGGAGATTGCAAATGCAATCGGCATCGGAACTGACACAATGAGCAAGCGGATGAACGGGAAGCAGCCTTGGACAAGCACTGAGATCGCAGAAATTTGCAAGACGCTTGATATCCCGCAGGATGAAATCGGGGAGCTGTTCTTCCCTACTGTTGAGAAAGGAGAATCCGCATGAGAATCAAATCTGGCGTTTGGTACTGGCTGGCAATGGGGAGCTTTGCGACGGGCCTGCTGTACAGCATGGGCCTCGAGGGCACTTGTCAGACCGGCGGCACCATTTCGGACGGTGCGTTCATTACGGCTATGGTGCTGATCCTGCTGGCAATCTTCTTCATGCTGCAGGGCTTTGCAGCCGAAGCGCGTGAGAAGCGGCCCCGCAAGATTCACCAGCCGCAGGCCAATACCGTGAAGAGCGGCAGGAAGGCGGGCTGAACATGGCAGTCAACAACAATATGATCTATACACGTATCTGTGTTGACTGCGGGAAGGTGATGCGCAATGTGGGCCGCCGCGCGGAGCGGTGCCCGGAGTGCCGCGCTGTACATATCAGGGTGAAAGCTCTCGAAGCGAGCTACCGGGAGCGCACAGAGCAACTTATCCGCCAGCAGGAAGAGCGGGCAGAGGCAATCCATCAGGGCCTTGTGGATGACAACGAGCGTTTCACGGCAAGCGCCGGAACCTACGGCAAAGGCCGCATCAAAGAGATTATGGCCGCACAAAAGAAAAAGCAGCCCGCTGGTGTTGGCGCACCGGCAGGCTGCAAGGGTTGATGGATTTTACAGGTCACATCAATCCGAAGATAACACATTTTCGGAGGTTTTACAAGATGGAAAAAAATTATGTTGAGATTCAGGGCCGCTTTTCGAGTGACGGCAAGTTTATGGACGGCAAGTACGTCCCCGGCATCGTTGACGAGCTGCTTGACAGCGTTTCGGGTGCATTCAACGACACTACCGGTCTGCACCGCCTGCGCGTCACGGTCGAGGTTGAAGATCTGGGCGCGGATGTCAAGTTCGGAAAGCCCGCAAGCGAAACGCAGCACTCCCCTGCTCCGCAGCGTTTGACCGTTGGAAAGTTGATTCCCGCACCAGACATCTCCCCTACCGCCATTGACCCGGCACCGGAGGTGGCAGTATGAACCCGATGTATGATCTCGCCCTTGACGGCTACGGCCCGGCACTTGAGCCGCCGGATGATTACTATTTCCTGCCGCGAGGGGCAGAACAGACCGAAGATCAGGAGGATGAAGAGTAATGGAAAGCACAAGCATTTACGCCGCTCTGGCCGCTGTGCAGAGCGAACTCAAGGCCCCTAAAGGGCAGATGAACACCTTCGGCGGGTACAGATATCGTTCCTGTGAGGACATTTTGGAAGCAGTGAAGCCTATTCTCAAGGCTCATGACCTGCTGCTTACGCTCTCCGATGAACCGAAGGTTCTTGAGGGGTGGCACTACATCGAAGCCACTGCAAAATTGGAATCTCTGGATGGTGGCTGCATTTCCGTGAAGGCATACGCAAGAGAGCCGGAGCAAAAAACCAAGATGGACGCTGCACAGGTGACGGGAACATCTAGCAGCTACGCCCGCAAGTATGCCCTGAACGGCCTGTTCTGCATCGACGATACCAAGGATGCCGACACGGACGAGTATCATGCGGCAGAAGGTCGAAACCCCGCAGGTGTGAACAAGCCGCAGAAGCAGCCTGCTCCGAAGCGTGAAGCTCCTGCTCCGAAGCAGCAGCCCGCACAGGAACAGCCCTTTATCTGCGCCTGCTGCGGCAAACCACTTCAGCCGGTGACCTATAAGGGCCGCACCGTTGAACCAGCAGAGACCGCCGCAAGCACCAAGAAGAAGTTTGGGCGCGTCCTGTGCTGGACGTGTGCCAAGAAACAGCCGAAGGAGGGCTGATCTATGCTGAACATGATCGCAATTATGGGCCGCCTGACCCACACCCCGGAACTCCGCACCACCACAAGCGGCAAGGAAGTCTGCTCTTTTGATATCGCCTGCGAACGCAGCTATTCTGCAAATGGCCAGCGCGAGACGGATTTCTTGCCCTGCGTTGCATGGGGCAAAACGGCACAGTTCGTGTCCCAGTATTTCGACAAGGGCAGCATGATCGCCGTCAATGGCAGCTTGCAGACCCGGAAATATCAGGACAAGCAGGGCAACAACCGCACTGCCTATGAGATTCAGGTGCGTGAGGTCAGCTTTTGCGGCTCGAAAGCCCCTGACAGCACGTCTACGCGGGGTTTTGATGAACAGACGGAAAGTTATGCCAGCGAAGCTAGAAACGCTCAGAGCGCCCAGCAGGCGGCTGAGACCGGCACGGACGATTTTGCCGTTATCGACGATGATGAAGATTTGCCGTTCTGAGCGGCAGAAATGAGGGAGAGAAAAATGACAGCAAAAAGAAATATTATGCCGGAAGAGGTGCGCAATGCAAAGCTTCTTCTTAGTAAGGGCCTGTCAGATGCAGAGGTCGCAGCCATTATCGGTCGTTCCGTGTCGACATGTGTATCACTGTCCAAACTCATTTCCATATCTTCCTCAATAATCGGAAGCTTGAATTTGATGGATTTGAGCCACTGA